GAAGAGAATAGAGAGTCTCACTTTAAATCCTTATCAGGAGAAATCAGTAAAGTACTTAATGGCATTACTTCTAACAACTCTCAGATCACTAGTTGCCAAAGGCAGGTTAAATCAATTGAATCAGAAATTCAAACACTTACCAAACAACTTGAAGATAGAAATACTGAGCACGAAAAGCTTGAACAGTTCAGAGAAACACTCCAAACAACTTATGAGGAGTTAGCCGTTAAGAGAGAAGATATCTCCTACTATGACTTTACATATAACCTCCTGAAGGACGGTGGTGTAAAGACAAAGATTATCAAGAAGTATCTTCCACTGATTAATCAACAGGTGAATAAGTATCTCCAGAAGATGGAGTTCTACATTAACTTCACCTTGGACGAAGAATTCAACGAGACAGTACAGTCTCCCATTCATGAAGACTTTTCCTATTCTTCTTTCTCAGAGGGTGAGAAGATGAGGATTGACCTTGCACTTCTATTCACATGGAGAGAGGTAGCAAGGTATAAGAACTCTGTGAATACAAACCTCTTGATTATGGATGAGGTATTTGATAGTTCTTTGGATGGTTTTGGTACAGATGAGTTCCTCAAAATCATTCGTTATGAGATAGAAGATGCTAATATATTTGTCATCTCTCATAAGGAATCACTCTTTGATAAGTTCCAAGAAGTGGTTAAGTTTGAGAAGTGTAAAGGTTTCTCAAGAAAAGTGTGAAAGATACAAAAGTATGTTAAGTTAGGAAACCCTGACTATATAATAGTGGTATCATGGAGATTAATTATGAAAAACTTGGTATCACGTAACGAGTTAGCAACTTGGGAGTGGGACGAAAAAAGTACAGAGGAGGAAAAGTACGATCAAGTGACAGAATACTTTCAATGTATTACTGAGTGCGACATTCCAGATCACGACGCAAAGAGGTTCTGTAGACACATTCTGACCACAGCCTAATTACATAAAAAACAACTTAGGAGTTGCCTACCAAAGAACCCCCCGAAAGGGGGGTTTGGTGTGCCAGTTGTTAAACTGTTAGAACCATCTCAAAAATATTGTTACTCACCACTAAAATGCTTTATAAGTGAATGAGACACCACCATGGTTAATTACGAGATCAAATCACAACTAGCAAAACTCCTAGCCACTGAGGATCTTGTAGTTGAAAACCGCAATGTTAATACAGCATGTTTTGATGTTGAGAACAGAGTTCTAACCCTACCGATGTGGGAGAAGGCATCAGGAACTGTGTATGATATGTTGGTTGGACATGAGGTTGGTCACGCACTCTTTACTCCTGATGATTGGTCTTGGGAGAAACGAGTTCCTCAACAATTTGTAAACGTAACTGAAGATGCCAGGATTGAGAAACTTATGAAACGTAAGTATCCTGGACTAACTAAAACATTCTACAAAGCATATAAGAACCTCTCAGAAGATGACTTCTTTGAGTTGTCTGGTGTTGATATTAATACGATGAACCTAGCTGATCGTATCAACCTGAAGTATAAGATTGGGAACTGGATTGATATTCCCTTCACTGATGAGGAGATGGAACTGGTTGAGTTAGTTGGTAAGAGTGAGACTTTCAATGAGGCAGTGTTTGCGGCAGAAGAGATCTACCGTTATTCTAAAGAACAACTTAATACTCAAACCCCACAACCTCAGGATGATGTAGACAATCCTCAAGCTGGTGATGGTGATCTGGAGACTGAAGATCAACAGGAAACTAGTGAAGAAACTCCTGATACTCCTGAGATGACTAGTGATAAAGAGGGTGAAGGTCAGTCATTAGAACAAAATGACGAGGATGAATCTGAACAGATAGAACCCGAAGTTACAACTGATAGTACATTCTCTGAGAACATATCTGAACTCAATAGAGATATCCCATCAGGTGGTAACTCTTACTATGAGGTTCCCAAGTTGAATTATGATAGGTTCACTGTACCCAACTCTGAGATTCATGAGTTGATTGATGAGTATTGGAAAGTCTTTAACTCTGATAGTAATGTATTTGAAGAAGCAGATAATGATTACTCTAAGTTTAAGAAGTCTGCACAAAAAGAAGTTAACTATCTTGTAAAAGAGTTTGAGTGTAAGAAGTCAGCTGACGCATACGCTAGAACTACTACAGCTAGAACTGGTGTTCTTGATTGTACCAAACTCCATACTTACAAGTACAATGAAGATCTTTTCAGGAAGGTAAATGTTATTCCTGATGGTAAGAACCATGGTCTAGTATTCATTCTTGATTGGTCTGGATCTATGTGTGATTCTCTCTTGGATACAATCAAACAACTCTATAACCTGGTTTGGTTCTGTAGTAAGGTGAATATCCCCTTTGAGGTTTACGCTTTTACTAATAGTTACAATCGTAGACATGAGGTTGGTCAGTATCAAAATGAACCAGAGAAAGGTAAGTTTATAATTTCTGGTGACTTTAACTTAATGAACCTTCTTACTAGTAAGGTGAATAAGAAAACACTTGATAACCAACTCATCAATATCTGGAGAGTTGCTCGTCAGTTCCGTACTTACTCTCAATACAATTGTCCAATTCAGGTATCACTTTCTGGAACTCCTTTGAACGAAAGTTTGGTTGCTTTACATACTATTCTCCCTAAGTTCAAAAGAGAGAACCAACTTCAAAAGGTTCAGTGTGTAATCCTTACTGATGGTGAATCAGGTCAACTCAATCACTTTGATTACTACACTGATTATAAAGGTGTAGAAAGGATGGGTGGTCGTCAGTGTAGAGGTGAACGTGGTTATCTTCGTAACCGTAAGACCGGTCACACTTATCAAATTGGTTATCAGTATTGGAACTTTACTGATGTTCTCCTTGAGGATCTGAAACGAACTTTTCCTGATACAAACTTCGTTGGTATCCGACTTGTTGCTCCTCGTGATCTTACTCACTTCATCAAAAGGTACGGTTTCATAAGTGAACAAGACCTTAAGAAAGCTCGTAAGGAAAAGAGTTATACTATTCAAGGATCTGGATACGACGCGTACTTTGCTATGATTCAGAACTCTCTTTCCTCAGATACTGAGTTTGAGGTTGAGGATGAAGCGAGTAAGAGTAAAATCAAATCAGCATTCATGAAGTCACTTAAAGCTAAGTCCCTAAATAAGAAGGTTCTTAGTCAGTTCATGGATCTGGTGTGTTAATGTTACTCACCTCCAAATTGCTCAATTACTGAAGAACCCTTATTATCATGTCTCTCTCAACCGAATACATTGTTTCATCTCTCCAAGCTCTTTATGGAGACACTGTAAAAACAGGTGACATCCGAGCCTGGTGTGCGATGAATGGATGTTCCTATCCAACCGTAACTAAAAAGATCTCTGACTATAAGTCAGGTCGTGGTAAGTGGGAACTCACTGTTCAGGATATCAAAGAAGAACTAGAAGAAACATATACAGCACCAGCAGTAGAAAATCACATCGAACAAGATCTCGTCCCATCAAAAGATGATAACTTCGTCAGCTTTGGTAACTTTAACGATATTAAAAAGATTATCAAATCCAATCTGTTCTACCCTACATTCATTACGGGTCTTTCAGGTAACGGCAAAACGTTGGGTGTCGAGCAGGCTTGTGCGGCACTTAAGAGAGAACTAATCCGTGTCAACATTACTATCGAGACTGACGAAGACGATCTTATTGGTGGGTTTCGTCTTATTAATGGTGAAACTGTTTGGCATAATGGTCCTGTCATCGAAGCTCTTCAACGTGGAGCAGTACTACTTCTAGATGAGGTTGATCTGGCATCTAATAAGATCCTGTGTCTCCAATCTATTCTGGAAGGTAAGGGTGTATTCCTCAAGAAGATTGGTAAGTTCATCGAACCTAAAGATGGTTTCACTATCATCGCTACAGCAAACACTAAGGGTAAGGGTTCTGAGGATGGTAGGTTCATTGGCACCAACGTTCTCAACGAAGCCTTCCTTGAGAGGTTCTGTGTAACCTTAGAACAGGAATATCCTACTCCTACGGTAGAAACCAAGATCCTTGGTCACCTGTGTGATGATAGTAAGTTCTGTAAGCACTTGGCTGACTGGGCTGATATCATCCGTAAGACCTTCAACGAGGGTGGTATTGATGAGGTTATTAGTACCCGTCGTTTGGTTCACATCGTCAAAGCATATTCAATCTTTGATGATAAGACCAAGGCCATTGGAGTTTGTCTCAATCGTTTCGATGATGAGACCAAACAATCCTTCATCGAACTTTATGATAAGGTTGATGTAGAATTCCAAATGGAAGAAGCCGAAGATTCAATGTATAAGGAAACATTTCAGGTAGAATACGAGGGTAAAACTGTTGAAGGTACGGTAAATTTCTGATATACTAAATTATGAACGCATGGTCACTACTTTATGAGGAACTTGAAATGAGTGAAAACGAATCAGCATTCTGGAATGATGACACACCCATCTACGCGGGTGGATATATCTATCCATCAGGAGCAGACGATGTTATCTCTTTTGGGGATGATGGACCTGTAGGAGGAACGGGAGAGGACATTATCAGTTTTGATAGTCCAGTCAGTATCCCTGATTTCCCAACAACAAAACCACGATGGAAGTATGATGAGGAGAAGATCCTCTCGGAGTTGTCCGATTATATTTCTGGTACATACAACCAACACTATTCTGCTGGTACTGATAAGGTACAGACACTTGATCTCATTGAAGCCTGTGGTGACGGTGAATCATTCTGTCGATCTAACATCTTAAAGTACGCCTCTCGATATGATAAGAAAGGCACAGCACGACGTGACATTATGAAGATCCTGCATTATGCTGTTCTTCTGTTACACTTCAACGACAAAAACGCACAACGAGAAACCTATCCTCAATGACAATGAAACTTTCTGAATCAACCGTTA